CCCGTCTTGATGTCGGCGGTACGGGGACGCCCAGCACGCTCCAGATGTCTGACATCGGCGATTGGCAAATCGCCGGGCTTAGTCAGCACCTTGAGCAAGGCACCGTAATCATCCAGTGGTGAACTGGGGATTACGCTCCGAAGCATAGCACCCTTGACCAAAGGCCTATGCAATCGGGGGCACATCTTCTGGGTATTGTCAGGACCCAAGAAGCTGTACCTGCCTAGCACTGGAGAAGTCTCAGCGACTCGTGGGAACGGTATTAACCGACTCAACAAGTCGTCGAGATGTGCAGCTGTTCTCCACATTCCAGCCTGATATAGCTGGTTACGTAGAGAAACAGTTGACACAATCTCCGGAGCATGCTTGCGGTCGGTAGGGAGCATACGACGGATGCGGACGATAGATACGTCCTCACCATCGTAATAGTCCTTACCACAAGACTCTCTGAACTTGCCAGTCCAGAAAGACTTGTTCACGTTGACTTTCAGACCGAAATCTGAAAGTGTCGTGACGACCGCATGCACATAGTCTACGGGGACGATTATATCGTCACCATAGACGCGCACCGAGCCAGCAAGGGCATGAATGTCCTTCCTGGTAATCGGGCGGTTGAGCTCTCTCTCGATCGCGACGAATATGATTGTCATAAAGACAATCGATTCGAACGGAAAGCAGAGAGCTGAACCCATCGACGCGAACTTGGCCAATCGTACTACATGGCCAAGCACATCAGCCTTCCGAGAGCGAGTTGAATCCACCGCCTCCGCGAGGTGGGGGTGGAAACGAAGCAAGCCTCGTACATGCTGATTGCTGACTCGATCGGAGGCCTCACTGAGATCCAGTGTGGCGAGGGCTCCATTCCTAGAGCCTTCACAAGCAAGGTGCTGATTAGGCACCTGACTTGCCCATCCGATAAGGCGTCGGGCGAGGTCATCTGCCTCGACGGCCCTTCCGAAAGATGCCAAGAGCCCTTGCTGCATGTATTGCATGCAAGTAGGCTCGACGGCAATGATTCGGGGAGTCCGCTGCGTCTTAGGCACTGTGATGACCCTGACAGGTCTCTCAGCGCCGGGTTCGAGGATGCACACGTCGGCAAGACACTCGAAGTGTCTCCAGCTGGAAGCAAGGTACTCCCCATGGGGGAACACTTGCTCCAGTCTGTGGGTCCACTCTTGCTGATTCCACTTCGCGTTACCGCGGAGTCTGTCGGCAGTGGCCCCTGGGCCGTGCTGGGGGACGATCTCTCTGTAGTAGACCTCTCGGTCAACCACAGAAAAGACGTTAGCCCACAGCAGCACACCAATACGAAGATAACGATCCCAGAGTTTGGGGTCCATCTTCGCGTCGGTAGCACGGACATCCTTCTCACACTCCAGATATCTTTCGATGGCAGCTCTCTCCCGAGCAGGAGTGCAAGGGAGAGCGATCTTGGACCACATCAGCGTGAGCTGACGTATAGCCCAGATACACGTCACCGAAGGATTCTGGAGCAACCGACCCGAACCCCGCTGGAACACTTGGTCAAGGAAACCTCCGAGAAATCGGGGGAGACCGCCAGTTTTCTGGAATCCAGTGAACTGGTCGTGACCGACGAAACCTTGGTCCAGACTTTTTTGGAAGTCCTTTCCAAAGTCCGCCAGGGTTATCGTGAGGAACGACAACCCCTCATGTTCCAAGCGCCCCATGATTGTCTTACAATCACGGGTGGTGCTCGTGCGACACCACATCCCCAGATCTTTGAGGATGTACTGCAAGAACAGTGTCAGGCTTTTCAAGCCCCTCTCCTAACGGTAGAGTAGTGCTTCCCTAGCCTCACACTCGCGTTGAAGACCGTATCACTCTAGCGATACAGTCCCCCTACAGAGCCCGGTTCATGGGGCTCTGCGTCAGTTCTCACCGCCAATGAACTTGGCGATGACCGCGGCCGTGTTGGCCTCGAGATAGTCCGCAAGGGACTTCACGAGAGCCGTCTGCTCCGCCGCAGTGAAGCCGGCCTTCGGGACATCCAGAACCACATATGCTGTGGCACTGGACACCGTGTTGGTCGACGGCACCAGCGGATCGGGAGCGGTACGCGTCCACGTCAGACCGAGACGACGTCGCGTCCGCTTGCCGGGAAGGGTTCCGACCTGGAGCTTGACAGCACCATCACTGGTGCTGAAGGCCCCAGACGAATCCGTCATCCCGACGCGCGGGAGCGAGTAAGTCGTCCCGTTCAGAGGAACTGACTGCGGGTCTGCGAGCATGAGACGATGTCCTTGCAGTATGTAGACATCGTGAACGGTTGTCCACGATGGGGACGACACTCAGTTACCTGAGTGTCTGTGGCCCTCGGGTCATGCCCAAGGCACCCAGGATTGCCCACTGACTGGCTGAGAAGCCATCAGGGTTCAATCCAAAGCCGAAAGGCGTCGCTCTGAACCTTTCCTTCCGAATGGTTGTTCGGATGGTAGTCAGAGGCCCGGTTTCTCCCCCCATGGAAAGGGGAAGAGACTCGAGCGTACGTTCCTGAACGGTCGTGGTTTTGACCATCAGGTAGCCGTACCGAATGACAAGCCCATCGCTGGATAGGTGTGAAAGATTGGTAACGTTGTTACCAATATTCACTACCCAGTCAACGAGCCAGCTCCATGGGGCAAGCTTCCACACTACCTCGGGCGTTAGCTCGAGTCCGAGGAGATGGTTCGCCATCTCCGCGAAACGTTCCGACTTCCCAATGATGTTATCGGCATCAGGAAGATGGTACGTGTACGCACCAGAGAACCAAATGTCACGAGTGACAGTGGTCGTCTGATGCAGTGGAGCGCCTGTTCTTCCGTTGACAAAGAACTCTGACCACCGATCCATGCCAGGATCCAGGATTGCTCCTGTAATCACAGGCATGGTGGTCACAGTCTTTTGCTGCGGGAAGTAGTATCGCCTACGGACATTACGTCCGGAGTCTCTTGCATACTGCTTTAGAAGCTTGTGAGCTTCCAAAACAGCATGTGCTGCCTTTTGGATATCAGCAACCAAAGGCTTCCACCCAAACTGCACGTTGAGATACTCATGACCGATTGCTCGGCCAAAGAGACCTTCAGCGTGAGAGAGGGCAGCGCCGACGGCATGCGGGATACCATCCCGTGCTATTTCCGCCAGGGCAACATTGAGACCTG